GCCGCTAGACTCATCAAAGATCAGCATCATGCCGTCCTGGTTATGCACACCAGCGTAACTATCCGGATTCTCCTCCGACCACAGCTTGCCCTCGCACGCCCAGTACCTGGTGCCCTTCTTCAAGTCTTTCTCAACAACGTCAGTCAACCACTTGGCAGGCACCAGCTTGGTCGCGCTTATCTCCCACCAGTGCGAGTTAATCAGCATCGCTGACCACTTGGTAAGCTCTGCCCAGGTCACCGACCTCAACTGATTCTCTGAGTTTGCGCTAACCACTACCGAGCCGCCAATGCGGGTGGTCAGCATCCAAAGAACCAGCCAACTCACCAGCGCTGACTTGCCAATACCTCGCCCGCTGGATACTGCCTCTCGGATAGTATCAAAGTCAACCTTGCCCTGCTGCGCCTTAATGTGCTCAGTCACATCTCTAAGCACCTCCCGCTGCCACTTCCTCGGGCCTGTGAACCTCGCCAACGGCGTGTTCTTCACACCCCAAGGGAAAGCGTACATCACAAACGCTTCCAAGTCATCCGCAACAGCCGGTGACCATAACTCAGTCATCAGCTTCTGTTCCTCTTCACCTCGGTAGATGGGCAGTTGCATAGTGGTTTCTTGGTTAAGGTTTTAAAAAAAATAAAAATTGTTCGTGGACGCACCGTTTCTGTGACCTTCCGCCGCCGGCCCTACCCGGGGCGGGGTTGGGCGCGGCGGAGGCAAGGATCGTGCCAAGGCGCAAGACGCAGGGTTATCCACAGGTATTGCACAGGCCAAACAACTTAACATAATGCCCGTCGTATAAAGTAGAGCCGAATCAGAGGGGGTTATCCACAGGACGCGCAACCACATCGGTCACGTTGTCCAGCGTCAGCACCCGCGCCTTGGCTGCCTCGAGCGCGTCGATCACGCTGATGCGCTCGTCCCTCACCGTCATGTCAATCCTGTCGCCATACGTCCTGGGCTTGAGCTTGCTGGCTATCCACTTCCGCGCATCCACTTGCATCCGCTTCTGCTGCACCCAGGCAGACGCCATAGCGCCCTCTAGATGCTCTGGCATGGGTTCGTCCGACAGTTGCAGTATCTCGTCAGCCAGCCGGTCTGCGCGGTCTTGTACTGCCTTCTCGTAGGCCGCAGCCAGCTTGGCATCCTGCGACACCATTGCTTGGAAGTTCGACCAGGTTGGATAGCCTGGCTCACGCAGCACCGTTGACAACGCCTTGCCAGCCGATACCTGGTCAATGATCTCAAGCCAAACTGGATGCTCGGGCGGCCATTTCACCGGCCTGCCCATGATTGCACCTGTTTTTGTCATCTTTTCAGCCATTGTCTTCATTATTACCCTCATGCGTGTGCGTAATTCGCCAAAATGTGCGCAAAAAGCGCATAACCCCACCCCCAACCCAACCCATGCACAAAATGCATAACCCTAAACCACCTCGATCTCCACCCGGTAAACCTTCACACCAGCCGAGCGCTGGCAGTATTGCCAATCCAGGCGCTGATCCCCATCATCTACGCCAAGCCAATCAGCCACCCCATCCCTGACCGCCTTAAACGCTGCCTGCAGATTATCCCCATCCAACGGCCTGGGAGCCACCCTAGTCATCACAATCGTCACCGGCAAGGCCGGAGGTGCACCAGCCCCACAAAGTGCGTTAAACGCCTTCTGGCGCTGACTCTTCACCGTCTTTGCTTTTACAGCCCAGTGCATCCTCAAGTTTGCCATGCTAACAACCCGCATCTCAATCTGCACTTCAATCATATTTTCCCAACTTTCCCAAACCCCTGTAAAACCCCCGATTCCATGTACCGACGATTCGACCCGGCTTTGTGTACCGAACCGATGGGGGTATATATACCCCATCGGTACGTTTCGGTACATCGGGCAAGCCGGGCATCGGTACAAATCGGTACAAATCGGTACATCGGTACATTAAATAGGTACAGTACCGCTTGTACCGTTTTCGGTATCTTTCGGTACAGATCGGTACACATCACCAAACTGTTTAACCATCTCTTTTTTGGCTAATCCTTCCACCGCTTCCCTAAAACGCCTGGCGTTGATATTGTGTCCTTTGGCCGATTCGCGCCACTCATCGTAGTTGGCCGAAATGGCGCCACCTTCATGGCCATCGGTCTGTTTTTTCAGTTCTATGGTGACCAGGCAGTTAAGGCAGATCAGTTGGTTGCCGGGCAGCACCGTACGCTTTTGGATGCTGCTGACCAGGCCGCTGATGTCCACGCTAGTGAGGTACGCACCCTTAACCGGTAGGTTGTGCTTGTCTAAGATGGGCAGATCGACTTGAGTGATGCTGAAGTTCTTTGGCGCCGGCATCTCGGCATCCTTCATCTTTTTGGACTCAAACTGAATGGTCTTAGTGCCCGAGTCCAACTGGCAGCGGTACTCGGCATCCAGGGCGCCTTTAAGCGCTGTTGAGCCGCGGCTGCGGTCCTTGTCCATAGCGCCGCTGTGGTGGACTACCAGAACGCAGCAACGATAGTCCTGGCGCAAGTAGGTGTCCAGGTGCTGAATAAAGCTATTCATGTCTTGCGTGCTGTTCTCGTCACCGCCCATGTTTCTGGCTAATGTGTCGATCACGATCATGGACGGTATCTGGCCGCACTGGGCGCTTAGTTGCTTGATTGACTCAGCTACTAAAGCAGCTTCGGTGGCATCGTAGAGTTGCGCCGCCCGGTGGCTTTTGAATAGAGGCACATCTTTTAGGCTTACGCCGTTGCCCAAGGACCAAGACTTAAAGCGCCTGGCCAAACCGTTATGGCCTTCGCCGGCAATGTAGAACACGGCCCCTTGCTGGACCTCGTGGCCGTGCCAGGCAGTGCCGGTGGCCACACAGCAGGCAATGTCGATGGATACAAATGACTTACCGCCGCCTGGATCACCAAACACCTGGGCCAAACTATCTGCTTCAATGTAGTCGTCCACAATCCACTTGATCTCAGTCAGTTCCAAGGCATCTGCCCGGCTAAATTCAAAAGCCAGCTTGTCTAGGACGGGACCGGCCACGCGCTCAATCTGATCCTTGACCGCTTCCAGCCCCTGCAGGCAATGCAAGTCATTAAAGTCTGTTGGCTTGTTCTCAGTCATATCTGATTCAGAAAACGATGGGTACACAATCTCGCCAAACACTAGCGCAGCCGCCGCCCGGCCTTTGGTTACCCCTGGGTTGCCCTCGGTAAACTGGTCATTGTCAGCGCCAATCACAATCCGTGAACCTGGAAACATCTCCTTGGCGCTTTTGGCCACCTTGGCTAGGTTGCCACAATCAAACGCCACCAGCACCGTATACCCCGTCGCCTCATGAATACTGGCGCAAGTTGCAAACCCCTCGCCAATAAAAATAATCTTCCTATTGCCCCGCAATTCATAGAAACCGCCTTCAATCTTGCCGCCTTTTAGAAACCGCTTGTTCCCCTCTGCGTCAATCGTCTGGTAACTCAAAATCTCGCCGGCCTGGTCAATCACCGGCACCACTAGGCGCCCAGCCCGGTCAATCTTCACCCCGTGAGGGCTTATGTGCTTACGCACCAGGTACGGGTGATCCGCGCTGGCATCTGCATAAGTGCCCACCTCATCCTCTGCCTTTTCAGCCGCCACGGCCTGCGAAGCCAACCGATCAGCATCCTTTTTGGCTTTGAGTTCCGATACCCACCTATCATGCTCAAAGCGCTCAGTAAAGTTCATTGCCCGCCCAGTGTCAGCCACCCACTTAGACTCAAATGTCGGCTCCTTCCAGCAACCGGCAATCCCTACCGGTATCTTGCCACCAGTGTGCAAGATGTACCACCCATCCAACGCACCCTTCTTGCTCGAAACGTGCGCCACCCTATGTATCTCGCCGTCCGCAATCACCTGGTCCTTAATCAACAAGCCGTTAGCCTCACAGTGCGCCCTAAATGCAGCCTCTGGGTTCACCAGGTCTTGGCTCTCAGTTGCAGCCGCAAACCCGTTTGGGAAAATTGTTGTTAATGATGTCATGCCTGTGCCTCCGTTAGTTCTGGCCATATTGCCGCCCAGGAACCCTGGCACAGCATCTTCCTGGTAATGCGCCCACCGCTTGCCTGCTCAACCCTTACGGCCTCCCAGGCAGACATCTCGCGCCGGCCAGTCAAACACTGGTACAGGTACTGCTCATTCATGCCGACTATTTCTGCCAGTTCTCGGCGCTCATCTGGAGTGATTGAAGTGTTCATACCA